TACCATTACATCTGCAAGCGACGGCAAGATTAAAGTAGTAGAAAAGTATACGACACTCAAGCAATCATTTAAATAGTGTGGTATAATACAAACAGTAATATATAGGCCATCCGTTTTGTCGAAGCCGCGAAAGCAACGACAAACGAGATGGCTTTTTTCGAGCAAGACGAACTCAAAGACTTATATACTCAAGCCAAGGACGAATCATTTGAATGGCGTAGAGACTACCCTGAATATGAACGACTAGCCGACAACGGACTTATCGACGATTTAGACGAAACCCTACCAGAAGTTAACGACGGTACGTTAGCTGGTGGGCTTTTTAAGCTACCAAAAAGAATTGTAAACAGTGACCTCGTGGGTCGTTTTAAAGCAATAGACACAGACGAAGCTTGGATTACGGAACTTGCAAACATCTATTGGGAAAACAAGATTGTTCCTGCTGCAAACTACAAAGCACCATGGGCGAGGAAGTGGAAAGACGCAGTTCGCAAGGCTGCGATATATGGCTCACAGCCAATTATCTCACTACTCGTAGACGACGGCATGGGTGGAGTTAAGCCCGACATAGATGTTCCATACGCACAAGATGTTCGGCTAGAACCAGGCAAAGTATCTGATTTAGATTCAGACATTATCTTTTGGGATGTTTACTTTTCTAAGAAGCAAGTGCGCGACATGATCGAACAGGCTGAAAGAGAAACAAAAGAAAACCCTACAGACGGCTATAACAAATGGTATGTCAAAGAACTAAAAGAAATACTTGCATCAAGCAATGACGACGAAGAGCGTGACCAAACAGAAGAACACGTAGACAAGACCGACCGAGCCGTTAAAAAGGGTGGCATAAAGTTCTGTATTGCATTCCAGCGTGGAGTAAAAGCACCTTTCTATATGTACCACTGGAGTAGCGACAAAGTTGTACGTGAATGGGAAAACCCCGACCCAACAGGCGACATACCAGTTAAGTATCTTTATTGCTACCAGGACTTCAACAACCCTTACGGTACTGGAATTGTTAAGCTTGCGGGCGGTACGCAAAATGTACTTGATGAACTACGAAGGCTACATGTACTTGCTACGCAGATTGGTATTCGCCCGCCTAAAAAGATTAAAGGCAACGAAGACGAAGTTGATGAAGATTCGCTTATATATGCACAAGACCAACTATGGTACACAGGCAACGCTGAAGTTGAACCTGTTGAAATGGCAAACGGTGTGTATCAACAACTTGCAGCTACCGTATCTATGTACAAGACATCTCTTATGGACATCTTACCTATGGGTGATACGAGTATATCAGGCACAGACAGTGGCAACCCTAACTACTCAAAGACACCAGCGGGTGTAAAACTCCAAGCATCACAGCTGTCTATTGACGATGAAGACTTCAAAGACAACCTATACATGACGTATGAGGCTGTCGCAGAGAACCTTATAAACATCACATTCGCTAACATGCAAGGTTCAGACCTGATGAAGCTTAGTGATGAAGACAGAGAAATACTTGCCAAGTCAGGGCTAGAGTTCCCCGTTGATGAAATGGGTGAACCAACAAATGAACTAGAGATATTGTGGGACGAAACACGCGCTACATTCCAGTTCAAAATGGACGCTGAAGATTCTAAACAGGCGGGCGATGACGAAGAAGTAGCAAACATTATCAAAGCGCTTGAACTACGGGCAAGTGACCCTAACTTTGACATGGCTATGGAAATGAGCGGCTACAGGTTCAACCTAGGTGAAGCATTTGCAACGCTTATGAAGAAGCTTACGAAGAACGACAAGATAGTTGAAGAAATATCCCCTGACGATATGGCTGAAATGCAGGCCGCACAAGAAGAGCAAATGTTAGCCGCACAAGGCATGGGTCAAGAACCACCTATGGAAGAAGAAGGGGCAGTCGCACAATCTGTTGCGCCCGAAGAAGCGCAAGCAAACATTGAAGCAGTCATGGCAGAGTTCGGCATAGACCAAAACGACGCAGCCGAAGCTTTGATGATGGAAGAGGAAGGCGAAGACCCCGAAGTTGTGAAGCAAGCAATACTTGCTAAACAGGCAGACATGGAGGCACAAAATGCACAGTGATTCAGTTCTTCTAACCGGCATGAACTCTCATTCGGTAGGTAAGCTAGAGCGCTCATTGGAAAAAGAACGCCTAAAGAAAGAAAAGAAACTACACGTCAAAGCTAAAGTTGCCCCCGCCATTGAACCAATAATCGAAGAACTAAACAAAGAGATTAACACCACTGTACTAGCACAGCTTGACCTAGTAGACAGCACTACTGAGGCAGGCTTCAAAGCTACTGCACTTGCACTAAAGATGTACAAGGAATCGTGCCAAAACCTTAAGAATAAGCTATCGAAGATTATGAGGGCAGAGCCATGAACGATGAAGAACGTCAGAAGGTCCATGAAGAAATTCAGAGCCAGTACCAAGTAGACATAGATAACTTGCCAAAGGTAAATCACCAATGGGTTGATCGTGGAACAGTTTTAAGTTGCGAAGGAGCAGGACACCCCAACCACAGACACTTTAAAACACGGAAGTAATCGTAGTGAGCCTCACCAAAATAGTGGGGTTCACTAGGGCGACTCCCCGCCTCATGTCCGTCGGCAGGACTTTAAACAAGCACGAGGTTAAGCGCCTCTAAAAATAACGTATGGTCGCACTACCTATAAAAGTGTAGCAAGGAGCAAAAATGGCAGAAAGAGCCGACATTGAAGAATCAATAGACGATTCAGTGGTGTCAGAACTAGAAGCATTCTTTGACGACGAAGATGCCGACGTACCCGCAGCAGATGTTGCAGACGACGAGGCAGAAGAATCAGAAGAAGCCGAAGGTGAGGACGAATCCGAAGAGGAAGAGCCGGCCAGCGATTCCGAATTAGAAGAATCCGACGACAAACCTGTTACTCAAGCGGAAGAAACCGAAGAGGTGCAGGAGGAGGAAGTCACAGCCTCCGACAGTGAGCAAAAGGTTGATGAGGAATCTCAAAAACAAATAGCCCACGAAGCATTTAAACGACGCGAGGCCGAACGCAAACTGCGAGAAGCAGAACAAAAGCGTGAAGCAGAACACATCGAACGCTACCTAGCGGAAGCAAAAGATGATGAAGACGAACTCGCAAAGCGTCAACTAGATGTAAACACCTACACTCTTAAGAAAGAGCGTTCCGAAGTACTAGCAGAGAAGCTTGACCTGAAAATGGAAAAAGCAGTACTCGAACTAGGGCTAAAGAATATTGACGAGGCTACAAGAAACTATGTAGCTCGTCGGCTAGACGAATTTGAAGCCACGAGAGTCTTGAAAGACCAAAACGGCAATATCGTCCAGATAAATGGTGATGTGTACCAATACTTAAAAGAAGAAATGGACTCTATCAGTCAGTTCCGAAGTATTGGTGCGAGGGAGCAAACAAAGAAAAAGGTAGCCGCGCAATCGCGCACTATCCCAAGGCCAACTCGAACACCAAAAGAAAAGCCTGTCGATGACGACATGGCCGCCTTCACAGAGGAAGCTGACCGTTGGTAGAGCCTTAAAGAAAGGCACTAACTAAAATGGCTGTAAATTACGCAACCAAATACGAGAAGGCAACATCAGACCTTCTTGTAGCCCGCCGCAAATCGTCTAAGTTTACGAACCAAGACTGGAGCTGGGAAGGTGTTGACACTATCGTTGTTACCACACTAACAGACCCTACAGTTGGCAACTATAACCCTAACGTAGCGACTGGCGCATACGGCGAACCTACTGAAGTAGAAGACACCGAACAAACATTCACGCTGTCACGTGACCGTGCATGGACAAAGACAATCGACAAGAAGTCAGTACAGGACAAATTAGGCATCAAGCGACCTGCTAAGTACCTTGCACAAGTTACTAAGAACAAAATGGTCCCTGAAATTGACACCTACATTTTCCAAACTATCGTAACAGCTGGTGAGCTAGACAACCGCGACGACATCGTTGCTGACGCTGCTACATCAAGCTCAAACGCATACACCAACTTTGCAGACATCAATGCTGACATAACTGACAACGAAGCACCTGAAGAAGGCCGCATCGCAGCTATGACTCCTGCTTACTACAACAAATTGAAGCAGACTACAACATTTGACTCTAGCGATACTGGACTTGCTGACCGCAAAAAAGGTTCTATTGGCAAACTTGACGGTGTAGAAATCGTCGTAGTTCCAAGCAACCGTATGCCTGCTAACACTGACCTAATCATCAGTCACCCAAGCGTATGTGTCGCACCTGAAAAACTTGTAGATTACAAAGTTCATGACAACCCTCCAGGCAAGAGCGGCTACCTAATTGAGTACCGCCACCGCTACGACGCATTCGTAGACACAAACCTAACTGGTTGCATCGGTATACACAAGACAGCTTAATAACCCGAAAGGAAATTAAGTAAATGGCACTAAGTAAAAAAGAACGACTAGAAACTCAAGCAGCAGCAGCAACTATGGTTCGCTTCCGTATGGAAGAACGACGCTTAAAAGATAGACAGAAGATCGAAAAGGTCAAGTTTATCGAAGAAGCAGAACTTGAAGCCGTCAAGGAAGCAGAACGTAGGGAAGCTGAACGAGAAGCCGACAAAGCCAAGGCGAAAGCTAAGGCTCAAAAAGAGGCCGACAAAGATGCTGAACTAGTCAAGAAAGGTTAATAAACATGTCAGTAAACGTATTTGGTTACGGACACCTAGAATCTGTCGATGTTGCTACCAACACGACACTTGCACTTACTACACACAGTGGTAAGGCAGTAAATGTTACTGCTACTTGCACACTAACCCTACCAGCAGTTGCAACAATGCACCGCTATTTGGTAATGGTTGGCAAGCCTGGTATCACAGTAACAATCAGTCCAAACGCATCAGACCTCATTGCAGGCGCTGGTGCAGCTAGCTCAGGCGCTGGTGCAGATAACAAAGACGTTATCTTCACAAACCAGCCAGCAGGCAGCTTCATTGAACTAGAATATGGCGACGCAAACGGCTGGGCAATTGTCAAAGCACGCGGCGCATTCACATTTGAAGCTTAAATAAACCACGTCCCTACGCGCCAAGACAGTATACCGAAAAGACGGCAGAATACTGCGGCAATAGGGGGGCAACTAAGAAGGAATAAACATGATAGCTACACCCTACTCAAACGCTTATATAGCAACTGCTACAACGACAGTCCTTAAAAGCGGACACGGTCAACTAGGAAGCATTACTGTTAGCGAAACCGCAGCAGGTGCAATCACTGTGTATGACAACACGTCAGCAGCAGGAACAATCATCGCAGTACTAAAGGCTTCTGTTGCAGAACAGACTTTCGTATTCGATGTTGCATTCAACACAGGCCTAACTATTGTCACCGCAGCAGCAAGTAAAATATCGGTATCTTACAGATAGTATGGAATTTGACAAAGCACTTCAAGGTCTAAAGCAGACCAACAGCGCAAACGCGGATAAAGCCAGCCACGAGGTAGAAACTACTAAAAGGGAACTGGCAGATTTGCGTATGCAAGAAGTGTTCGTCAAATCCATTCAATCACTTGCCAAGTTCATAGAAGGTCACACTACTAAAACAGTAGTAATGAATCAGCTTAAAGACTATGCAACCTCCGACGACATGGAGTCGCTAGGCAAGCTATTACTAGATGTTGTACAGGAACTTAAGACGCACGAAAACGCAGATGTTAGCCCTGTAGTCGATGCTATTAACGAGGCAGTCACCGAATTAAAAGCAATACCCAAAGAACAGCGCGACATAATATTCCCTGAACAAAAAGACTACTCTAGTTCTTTCAAAGAACTACTCACAGCTACTAAAGAAGTCATGGGCGCAATCAAGGCACAGAAGCTTATCGCAGAAGCTCCTGTAGTCAACTATGAAGCACCTGACATACATGTAGATGCACCTGATTTAAAACCCCTCACTGACGACATTAAGAAATCATTCTTAGCAGCAGTGAAAACGATAATCATTCCTATGCCAAAGGACTATACAAAGGTTCTTGGCGATCAACTAGCTGAACAGAAAAGGACTAACAAACTACTACAGGAACTACCTACGGGCGGTTCGAGTGGTTCTAGTTCTATAGCACCGTTCCTAGTTAATGGGGCGTTGCCGGTGACGACAAGCGCGGGTTCAGACCCTAGAGATTTTTACGTTTATGACATCGAGGAGGGCACAACAAGCTACTACGGCAACACTCACTATTCAACAGGCGACTGGATGATTAAAAGCGTCACGGACACATTGGTGTCATACGCCACTGTAACGAACAACGCTACGGTGACGAGTTACACGGATGCGTGGACAGATCGAGCAATACTAACATTTGGTCGTATAGACCAAGCATTTTAAGAAAGGCAAATAATGAGCAAGAGTAACGCAGCAGAAACAGCATTTTTAGCTCTTATATTTAATAACACAGACTTTGCAGGTATCGGTGACGCTGGTGGACTACAGAACTCAGCAACAGCAGGTTCATTATATGTATCACTACACACAGGCGACCCAGGCGAAGCTGGCGACCAAACAACAAGCGAATCAGCTTACACAAGTTACGCTCGCGTAGCAGTAGCTCGTTCAGGTGCAGGTTGGACAGTATCAGGTAACAGCGCAACGAACGCAGCTCTAACACAGTTCCCAGAATGTACTGGTGGTTCTGAAACTATCACTCACGTTGGAATTGGCACAGATGTATCTGGCGCAGGTGTATTACTTTACAGCGGTGCTCTAAGCGCTAGCCGTTCAGTATCAAGCGGTATTCAACCACAATTCGCAGCATCAGCACTAACCGTAACTGAGGACTAATATGACTGACAAAAAGAAGAAACCAATTATCGTAGACATGAGCGCAGGACTAACAGGAAAGAGCAAACTAAGCTAAATGACAGACAGACAAAAGAAACTATGGCTAGCTGGACAGGCTTTGCAGTACATGGCAGACAACGACAAAGAGCAACCCGACAGAGAGGTGCTTGAGTATCTATGGTCTGTATTTGTACCTGAAGACAGAGTCGAGAACGAGCTTATACCAGCTAAGGTTTCTGAGTTGGCTTCTGACATCAAGGAGTTTGGTTACTAATGATACGAGGCATCAAGGAACTAGTAGACGCAGAACTTGCTGGCAAAGAACGCCGCTATACTTGGCGTAAGACACCATCGCAAACTACAACTGCAAGGCTTTGGTTCGATCTTTCAATGAGTCCAGGTCGTCCAGTTCCTAAGTATTGGTTCGATGCACCTCCTGCTATAGCTAAGACCGTGTCTTACTCAGCAGATGGTGGACTTGAACACGGTGGAGGCGTATCTCCTAGTGAAAAGTATTTACGGCTTACTACAAGCATAGCGACAGTAGCAACAGCTCTACCATTAACAATGATTCTATGTGACTACTTGCTATATTACCCGTCAATAGACGACTCAGTTCTCGATGAACAGGTCTTAGACAACACAGTTACACTTCCACGTTACACAGACGGAGAAGGTGTACAGGTTATAGCAGTGTCTGTAGCGGGTAGAACTGGTGGAGCGAGTTTTTACTTTACGTATACTAACTCTCATGGCGTATCTGGTAGAACTTCACAAACTGTTTTTCAGAACGCATCAGCAGCTCTTGGGACACTAGAAAATAGTGGAGTAAACAATGACTCTTCTGCAATGCCCTTCATTGGGTTACAATCGGGTGATACGGGAGTAAGAAGTATCGATTCAGTATTTATGATAGGAAGTGACGTAGGACTTATGACTCTAATCTTAGTCAAACCACTTGGAACTTCTGTAATAAGAGAAATCACCGCACCTGTTGAAAAAGACTACTTCATGGAAGCTGGTGTAATACCACAGATATACGACGATGCCTATTTGAGCTTTTTATGCCTACCACAAGGAACTTTGGCAGCAACAGCTTTAATGGGTGATATTAAGACTATCTTTACCTGATACAAATTAAATTAAAAGGAGAATGACATGCCAGGATTCGCATCACGAGACCAAATAATACAAGCACAGACTAACGGACAAACATGGAGAGCCGACTGGTCTAAGAACGCTAACCCAACCGCAGCGGCAGTTGCGAACGAGTGGCACACACTTTTCAGGGGTAACGGAAACCCAGGGCCAGACGCAATTTTTGACGCTGGTACTAACCTAACATTCCAAGCGGTTAAAGACACGACTACATCAGCTTCAAGTATTCAGCACGGCGGTAACGTACAACCAACCTATAACAAGTTCCTACTAAGTGGTTCAGCAGTAAGCGCAGCAGCAACCGCACAGCCAACCGTAGTGACCCTAGTAGATGTTGTAGGCTTCTACCGTGTTACAACTGTTACTACAACTACAGCTCAGGCTACAACTAACACTTTAAGTCAGTCGGATACCTTTACGGCTGACGACACAACAGATATTTGTACTTGGACTTCAACGGCTAACATACCGTCAAATGTATTGACAGGTACAAGAGTTCGTCTAACCACGACCACGACCCTACCAGCAGGGCTTGCAACAGCTACCGACTACTACGTTATACGACTGAGTGACACTACATTCTCACTAGCTACTTCATACGCTAACGCAGTTGCAGGAACAGCTATAAACATCACCTCAACAGGAACAGGAACGCATACCGTTACTTGGTTACTGCCTCGCTACACCAATGGAGCTGGCTTGAACGCTATCTTCTTCAACCCAGCTGCAACTGCAATGGGTGCTGCAACACCTAACTTGTCTCTTGGTTACACAAACTCAAGCCAAGTCGCTTCACGCGCAACGCCAACTGTATTGCCAGTCGGTAAAACAGCTGCTTCAAACAGCCACATCCTCTATACAGGTGCAACTGGTGCTGGTAAGTACAACTATGCAGTGCCTCGTGCTTCTGGCGACTCTGGTATTGCCGAAATCAACACAATCCAGAACTCTACGTCTTATGTGTCGGGTACCTACTGTGTGGCACTTTACAAAGAGATTGCAAGGTTCCCAGTCACTACATTAGGTGTTGCTGCTGAGCGTGATTTCTTGAACCAGCTTCCAAGCTTGCCAAGGATTTATGACGGTGCTGCGCTTTACTTCTTGGTCGGTAGCGGTGCTGCAACTCCAGCAAACTCAGCTTTCTCGGGTCACTTAGACTTCATTTATAACTAGGAGAACACCATGGCACTACTCGGCAACTACTCAGTAATCTTGAAAAACCCAGCAACCTTTATTGGTGGTACTCAAGTTAGTAATGCCCGTAGTGCTTTCAATATGGAGGGGCAAATGCTTCAAATGTATTATGGTGAATCAGAGGGCGGTGGCTTACCGTTTACCGCTTCACTTGATACAGGAACAGAACCCCCTTATTCGTGGCACTTAGCAGAAGTTGGTGGCGAAATGTCTTCTACTACAATGACAAACGGCTCTGCTAGCTTTACGGCCTCACAGCAAAACGGTATAAATATCGTCTCAACTATCGCTGGTGTAGGGACAATAGACACCGCAGGGCTATCACTTGTTACGAGTATGATCTCAGCTATTGCTGGTACGGGAACACTTACAGGTGCTATGGTCGGTACGGTTCAACTCGCAGCCACACTCGCTGGTACTGGTGATGTAGTCGGTTCAGTGTCTATGTTGTCAGGCTTGATAGCTAACCTCGCAGGTTCGGGTGTTATAAGTGCCGATCTTAAAGGCAAGTTATTTATGGAAGCCCAGATTTACGTCAACCAATCAGAAGCTACCGTACAAGAAATAGTAGACGCTGTATGGAACGCACTCGCCAGTGAATACAATATCGGTGGAACAATGGGCGAGAAACTTAACGGAGCAGGTTCAGCGGGTAATCCGTGGACTACCGACCTGAGTGCTTACAATACCGCTAATACGGCTGGTAAGATATTAAAAGACCGCCTTAGTAAGGGCCAGTTTCTAGGGCTTAAGTAATAGACATAAGTGTGTAGGTGTGCTATAATGAGCACATGAGTAGTTTTGATGAAGAAACAGGGACAAAAGAAATACAAAAAGTATTAGAGCGGTATGGAATTAAACCAAACGACCAACTAGTAGAAGAAATTTGTAACGTAAGACGTTTAATGCCCGCCGAGAAGTACCCAACACCCGTAAAAATAGAGCTTAAAGAAAATGGGCTAGCCGAAGATGAACTATATGACAGTACTATAGTATTTAGTGGTGGCATTAGTAGCGCACCCTTTCAAGACGAGTACACAAAAGTAAGCGGATGGGTAAGGGGTGACAGCCTAGCAAACGCACTTAATACGGTGAAAAAAGTATGAAACGAATTAACATCCTACTAGAAGAATCAGACTACGAGAAACTTCGCCAAATATCCTACGAAACTCATACTCCCATATCTAAGCTAATACGTGAGTGGGTACAAGTTATGTTAGGCCCAATCGAAGATATGGACACTACTGGAACAAAAATCAGAAACGCTCTCAAGTAGTTATTCAATTCTTGGGTCTTAAGTAAATAAATGGTATAATAGTACTAATGCAGGTTGACTATAAAGAACGACCAACAACTCTTAACCCGAATGACTACGACATAGCCTATCTTAAGTGGGTAGATGCAAAACAGAACAAAGACTACGCCCTAGCAGACAGTATAAGAGACTACATAGAATGGAAGCACGGTATTACATTTAGCGGAGTAGGCGAAGAACTTACTATTAGAGACAGCAACGAAACTACCAAAACTACAGCAGTAAGAATGTCTTACTATGATTATTTGAAAAAGTACACCAACGCCACAGAAGGTCTACTGGAAACAATATCTGCAAGCGATTCAAAGTACAGCAAGCTACACCTAGCCATATCTGTGGTATAATAGAAGTATCTACTAAAGCCGTTCTGTCGAATGGTAGTTACTCTCAGCCGCTTCGTCGAAAGGGGCAATCTCATCAACTGTGTAAGCCTATACTTAGGGAACGCGAAAAAGCCAGCCTCCTGAAATAAAGAGAGCGCTAAACGTGAAGGATTGTTTTTGCAAATATCTAAATAGTTAGATGTTAAATTAAGCAATTTTTAATAACTTGGAGTTTTAGATAGTTGATATACTATTGACAAAGTGGTATAATAGGCCTGTGAAAAGAGTACTCATACTACTTATAATTGTACTACCATTTATACTAGCCAGTATTTACCTGATAGACAGACAAAACCAGTCCATACCCGTATTTAAAGACGGGGTCTATATACCGTATAGTCCATCAGTAAAAGAAGTAACTGTCTCCGAGTTACTCAAGAACACAAACAGCGAACGAATAAATGCGGGGCTTTCTCCGCTCAAAGAAAATGCTCAACTAGACGTCACCGCGTCGCTTAAATGTACCGATTTAGTAAAGACTAACTATTGGTCACACGATAGGCCCGACGGCACAAGATCGTTTACCCTGCTTAATGACAACAAAGTTGAATATACAAAAGCAGGCGAAAATCTTGGCTATGGTATAAACACCGCTAGAGACGTAGTCAATAGGTGGATGAATAGCAAGACACACAGGGATAATATCTTAGACCCAGTCTACACGGATGTTGGATTCGCAGTCTGTAAATCAACAATTAACTGGATACACGGTACCAACCTTATAGTCGTACAGCACTTTATTCAAAAGTAATCTCTATTTAAAACTCCAAATCAAAACATTGGAGTTTTTTAAATGGAACAATCACCTACATATAGGAATTTTCTACAGAGCCTAGCGGACGTAGGAAACACACAGGCAACTGCACTACTAGGAGTAGTTGGCGACGACGGACGAGTAAACGATTTTTACCAATCAAATGGCGGTGATGTTGGCGGCCCTGGCTACACATACGACAAGACGACCGTAAACAGCCTTAACGCCAATCTTTACGACAAATATCAGAATAAGTACTACCCTGACAGGCCAAACAGCGGCGTGTTGGGTGATTTTACATACAATACAAACAACGGCACATCATACGACCCTCAAGAACTACAGTCATTAGATCAACAGAAAAGTCTTTACGAAAGACTACTACAGTCTATAGACTCTACAGAACAAAATGGGCTTACGAGCCTACAAGACAGTGAAAATGCTGCACGTAACAAAGCTAACACACAGCAGAGCCGCGCACTAGAAGACTTTGGCATGAAGCGCCAAACATCAGAAGCAGGCAAAAACACAGCACTTAACACAGTCGGCGACAATTCACGTATGTTGCGCGATTCACTTATGCGTAAGCTAGGACTTGGCGCAGGTGGTGGTTCAGCCTTTCAAATGGGCGACCAAGCAGTTGCTAGAGACGCTTCAAAGAACCGCGCAGGCGTACTAAACAGTTACGGAGAAAATGACCGTAGTTTAGCTGTATCTGAAAAACGCACAAACGAAGACTACAGCTCGCTACTAGACGAGATACTTGCAGACCGCAGAAACAAAGAACAGCAACTAAAAGCAGGCGTATATGGTCAGCGTCAGAACATTAACGAATCACTCGGTCAAATATCAGCAGACCGCGCAAGACTAATGGGCGGCAGCCAACTACAGGCGGCAGCACCTTACCGCAACAACTACCTACAATTACAGTCACAAGTTGATGCACTACCTAGCCAGTACCGCACAGCAGTTGACGCTAGAGCGTTAAACGTACAAACCCCAACACTACGTGACTATGTTGTAGACCGCGCAGCTATTAACCAAAGTAAGCAATCAGGACAGCAACAGTACTCTCCATACTCAGCATTCCTAAAGAAGAGCCAAGACGAACTAACAGTAAGATAGGAGGTCATTATGGGCTTCTCTCTTAAAGACAAGTTCAACGAGGTAGCGGCGCAAGTAAACATGCGTGACGGTGGCAGAACAGCAAAGACGGTCAGAAATGAGCGTCAAGCTGTTGTTGCTCAAACAAAGAAGAAGCCTAGTGTACCTTACTATGGTAGTTTCTCTCCACAAGTAAGTAATGCAGATGAAGCCGTAGCACAAACAGGCCGTAACCTGGGTCGCGCACAACGTGAAGGCAGAATATCTAACAAGCAATTTACTGATAACTATAACTTCGCAGTAAGCAGTTTAGAGTCTGCAAAGAACGGCGTAGCACGTCCTAACGTGGGGAATCTAGCCACGGGACTTATTAAGGGTATGACCGATACGGTTACGAAAAACATACCTAATAGACTAGCCCGAACACTACCAAAGGGTAACGCAGATATTAAAGCTAATGAAAACCTTACCAACGCACTAGGAGAAGTCGCAAGAGTTACCCAACGGTCCTTTAAAAAAGGTAATGCAAATCAGATGCAACGTGATGCAGCACTACAACAGTTTGACCAAGCTAACAATCAACTAAGAGCATCAGGCGACGAACTACGACGTGCTGGTAGTCCTGGCGCTGCTGTAGCTGACGCAGTGAACGTAATAAGCTTTTACAACCCTGTTTCAGCAGTAGAAAAAGGTGTAGCAAGTACAGCAGCAAGAGGCGGCATACGAGCAGCTGTAGATAGTACAAAGCTAGGTCGAACAATATATGAAGCACCACAGGCTGTTAAAACAGTCGGAGTTGCTACTACTAAACTAGTAAACAAAGCAATGTTTTCACAGGCGGCAGGCGCAAAAGGCGCTATTGTCACAGGCGCAAAACAAGGTGCTATTACTGGCGCAACTAATGAGCTATACAACGAGCGCCCTACAGTTATGGGTGCAGTTAAAGGTGCAACTACAGGACTTGTAACTGGCGGGACTATCGGTGGAGCGTTTTATGGTGCAGGTAAAGTTATTGGTGAAGCAATGCCAAGCGCTAGAGATGCCAAAGTACACCAAAGACTACTACAAGACGACCCTAAATATACAGGATTAGCAGACCAACACCAGGGCGCATCAAAAAACATAGAAGACATGCAGCGTGCAGGCATACAGCCTCCAAAGAGCTTATTAGACTACCAAGCAAGCATGGAACGTGCCATGGCTATTAGGCGTAATGAGTTTGCACAAGGTGGCTACCTTAAAGTGCCAAATGGCAAGAATGACCCAGCACCTAACTTATCTAAAGAGCAGAAGACCTTTGTAAACGATTATGCAGAGATGTTGGAAGGCATGGACGCAGAGCAAAAAGGCGGCTTCCTTATACCTGATGGCGAACAGTACGGTGGTGGGTATAAGCGTACGACTAGTCACTCTAAGTTTTATAGTGATACCTTCGCAGAGAAGGGACGCGCACCTACTAAAGCGGACTGGTTTAATGAAGCTAAGAGACAGATAGATTCAGGAAACGCAGCTTATGGCGCAAGCGATGAATATAAAGCAATAGCCCCACAAGTAGGTAAGACAGCAGACAGCCTTAATACTGAAAGACAAATACTACAGACTCGTATAGATAAATATAGCGGCAATAAAGCACCAACAGCAGTTCAACTAGTGGAAGGTGCCAAGAAACGTATAGCCGAAATAGATAAACTCACCCCCGCCCTACGAGTAGGTAAGACACCAACAATAGAAGATGCCCTAGCAGGTAGAAGCACGAAGCCACGCACACAACTTACTGGCAAGCAGCTAGATACTCCAAATAGAATGTTCACAGACCCTAACGGTCCTGAAGCTACTGCAATAGCACGAAACAACGTAGCAGACATGCCAAAGAAGCCTACGAGCTATGAAGAAAGTCTAATGCAACAAGAACCTGCATTTAACGCACCGGCAGCAAGCCCTACAAGTAATAGTGGTAAACGTACACTTAAATCACTAGAAGACAACCCAACGCTTAGACAGGCCGAAGCCCAAGCGTCACAATCAGGCAGAGAGATTAACCTATTCGCTAAGAAAGACCGTAACGGCAGGTCAGTAGGTGTTGAACAGTTTGACCCTGAAACCATGCGTATAGAAGCTGGCTTTGTTGTAGACAACAACGGCAACGTACTTGGTAATCATATAAAGGTTGACGAAACTGGTATACAGATAAACATTGGTGGTAAGGTCGTCCCTATGAACGGCGTAATCGGCAACCCGCTAGACTGGCAGGGAACATACCGCGTCACGGAGACCATGGATAGGAACCTAAAGAGACTGGCACCTGACGAAGATACCTACAGGGCAAGCCGCGAATACTTAATAGACCATAAGAACCAGTCAGAAGCGACGTTTAAGACAGACCTACAATCACGTCGCCAAGAACTAGGCAGTCAAGCGGACGTAGTTAAATCTGCAAAACCAAGAGGCGTAAGCGACACAGACTTTAACGCAGATATATTTGACTACATTGAAAACAAAGTAAACAAACAAGACCTAAACACAAAGTACGGTAAAGATGTAGTTGCTAAAATAGAGGCTTACAAGTCATACACTAGAAACCTATATGACGACCTACTTGAAAACGTAAACGAAACATTTGTGAAGTTTGGCGAAAAACCAGTTGAAGCACGCAAAGACTATATTACTCACCTGAATGAACTTACCAACAAAAAGTCATTTGCAGGGGACATGTACGAGAGTTTACGCAACGGCATCTTGGGCGAAGCAGACGGCAAGACACGTGGCGAAGTACCTACAAACATTGCTGGTCGTACAGAGAACTTTCAGCCTAACAAGAAGTGGAACAGATTCTTTCAGCGCAGAACTGGCGATACCTACACGAAAGACCCATTTAAGGCGGTTGATGCCTACCTAGAACCTGCACTATATAACATACACATGACTGAATCAGCTATGCGAGCACGTGGCGTAGAAGCAGCGTTTAGAACAGCATCTGAACTAAAAGATATGGACTTATCTAGATTGTCGGAAGAAATGCAAAAAGCACTTAGAGCACAAGGTGACAGTCAAAGCAGACTAGTTACAGGCTTCCAAGAATACGCCAACGCGCTTGCAGGTAAGACACAGCGCCTAGACCGTAACATAATAGATATGGGCGGTGGCACAGCATTAAAAGGTTGGCAACAACTCCAAAGAATAGGCGCACAAAGCACTATCTTAGGTAACGTAAACTCTGTTATATCTCAAACACTAGGACAACCAATAGCCCTAGCAGACGTAGGCGTAAAAAACTACATTAAGGGTATTGCTAGAAGCTTTGGCAAGAACCCCGAAATAGAACAGTCAGCATTTATCAAGGCACGTTCAACTAACGTAGACAGCCCATTTAAATCTAACGCTTCAAAAGTCCTAGATGCTGGTGGTGTACCACTACAACAAGCTGAACTTGCAATGGTTAAACTTGCATGGAACGGTCAATACGAAAAGGCCCTAGCTAAAGGACTTAAAGGCAAAAAAGCAATACTAGAAGCAGACCGCGCAACTGAACAAGTTGTGGCTGGTAGGGGTATCGCAGACAAGCCTGAAATCTATCGAAGCACAGCAGCTAACGGTATCTTACAGTACACGCTTGAAGTCGCTGCACAGAACAAGAAAGTATGGCAAGACTTTACGCCGGCACAAAAAGCTAAGTTTGTTGTAGCTGCATTTGCTATGAACTCACTTGTAGGACAAGTAACTGGCCAAGAACCACTGCCTGACTTCTTAGGCGCAACAATAGATACAGTCGGAGACTTCACAGATAAAAAAGATGACCGCAACGCCAAAGACAAAGCTATAGGTGGTGCACAACGCGCAGCAGGTGAGTTTGCAGACATGAACCCATTTGTTGCAGCACTAGCAAACAACACACTACCGACAGACACTCGCAAGAAGATATTCGGCGAAGACAGCGGAGTCGGAAGATTTGAAGGAACAGCAGCGCCTATAAAGGTTGTACAAAAAGGTGCTAGTGCTGCAATCAACGCATCACAGGGCAAGTTTGGTGCAGCCACTAAAGACGCAGCAGGTCTTGTACCTTATGGCAACCAAGCAAGCAAAACTGTACAGGGCATACAAACAATTAACAGAGGCTATGCTGTAGATAATAGCGGCAACCCAACTTACGCAGCACCAACCACTCTAGCCGGTAAAGCACAGGCGGTTGTATTTGGCACGAACTCTACACCTAATGCACAGAAGTTTTACGACAATAATCAAACGAGTATAACAGGCAAAAAAGACCTTGCTATGATTAATGAATCATCTAATAAGCTAGATGCTGTGTCACAGATTCAGCAAAGACGTGCCGAAGCCAAGATGAACAAAGAACAAAAAGCTAAATACGACGCAATGTCAGACGCACAGAAGCAAGCCTATGCAGCTAATGTTGATAGGGGCTTTGTTGACGCGGGCGGAAATTTAATGCAAGAATCTGCCAGTAAGACTCAGGCAAAAATAGAAAAGTTTAAGTCGGAACTACCAAAAGGTATTAGTGAAGAATCATCTAAAGTATTAACAAACTATGACCGCCTTACAACGATAGCTAAGCAGAAGTACATAGCAGACCCTAAAAACGAGCTTGCATACACAAAGGCTAAACTAGAGCGTGGAACACTAGAAAAAACACTAACCGCTGCACAAGCTAAGACACTCCAAACAAAGATAGATAAGCTTAGCGGCAAGACACCTGCAGAGAAAACAACCACTAAAAAAGCCAGCACTAAATCTTCGGGCAGTAAAAGGTCAACCTTTAACTACAAGATGCTTAGTTATGGCAACCCGGCCACATCACTAAATAGCAAACTACAGGCGCTACTAGACGGCACAAAAAGTTAAAAGTGTGCTATAATGTAAACAGATAATTTAAAAGAGCCATCCGTTCTGCCGAAGCTCGTATATACGAGGCAGACGATGGAAAACCACACTCCCAGGCATAAAACCGCTGAACTACACTGTTAGTATCAGACTTCTTAGAATACGTTAACGATGCCTTGCGGGGCACAGACGAAGATGCGCCGACTTTAGGTACGGACGAAGCTAACCTATGGCTACGCACTCTTAATCGTAAGAAAAACGAGCTGTACCAAAACGTCAAAGTTTTGTGGAATGAAACATGGGCAAGTCAATCTCTAGGCGCTATAAGTGCCTCTGCAACCCCAACCTATAACACAGACGCAGATTTAATTGCACCAAGCGATCAAGTATACGCAATAGACACCAACTCGCAAGTTGTCTATTACGACATCATAAAACCAAAGGAACGCCCGCGAAACGGTAGGGCGTTCTATTTGGCTGGAATGAATCCGCAAGTTTTGTACTGCA